AATCAACATTACTATAATTTCCATTAGCTTTATATCCAACTCCTCCAGTGCGAAGTTCGACAGTGGATATTTGACTTCCTACAGATTCAATAATTCCTTTAGCATCAACTGAAACACTTGGTGAGGAACTATTTGCAGCAGTTACTTTTCTACCAGGAACCAAAATAGAACCCATACTTGAATTAGTAGTAATTCCTACTTTTAATTTTCTAGGATATGTTTTAATTGTATTAGATAATGATGTTCTGAAATTATAATCATCACTTTCTAATGATGGATTATAAAATACTACATCAGCAATTTGATTCGTAATAAATTCACATTTATATAAAGTAAATTTAATATCTTGCTCTTGATTGGGTGTCCAAATGGTACCATTTTGAGATTTAAATAAACTACCACCAATATACTGTGAATTTACGTAATTTTGACTTCCTTCTGCAAGATTTTTAGTTTCGATAGTAACTTCATTCATTACAGATGTCCATACTTTATACTTAATACTATCTGCTGCCATAAGGACGATAGCATACTCTTGACCTGCCTCTAGGTAGATTGGTGATGGAAACTTAATATTAGTCGCTACAGAGGCATCTGCAGAGGTTTTAATAATAGAATTATTAGAACTATCCAATTGAGAAGGATCTATAGTTACTTCGGCATAATCTTGTACTACTTGATTTGTTGGTGTACCAAGTTCAACCGTTCTTATTTGAACAGTTAATTTTTCAGTTTCATCAATTTCATAGAAATATAAATCTATAGATGATAAGAATGCACCAGTTTCATCAACAACGAAAGATTGTGCAAGAGGATCATCATGTTGTGGTTCTGGAGGTGGTCTTCTAACAATTGTAGTATATGTTTCTTGATTAACAATAATACCACTAGTAGAATAATCAGTCTCAGAAAAAGAAATCTCTGCTTCATCTCCAGGAATAACATCAATTTTATTTGTTTGAGATGCTGTTACTTTAAATGATTTAGTTCCAGTTGAGAATCTTAATGATGGTGTTGGTATTCCTTGTGGATCTCTAAAAAAGAAAGAACCTAATACATCACCAAAAGTATCTGTTATTAATCTAATATTTGATACTTTTGCTTCTGCCTTAGATTTTTCACCAACTAATTTAATATCAGTTTCTAATCTACCATAAAAAGATGACTGTACTTCATTAGATAATGATGCTATGTCAACGTTCAACACTGTAGAAGAAGATGAATAGATAGATGCTAAATTAATAGTTTGATCATAAGGATTAACTGAATAAGTTGTGGTTGGAGTTGAATAATTGCCAGTTTTATGATTTGCTTGTGCTAATCTAAATTTTATTAATATATTACCATCAGAATCAATACCTATAACTGTTTCTTCTTTCTCAAATGAACCAGACTCCATAGTAACTTCTATTAATTTTGGAATAATATCTATTCCACTTCTACCATCAAAGAATGGATAATGTGTTGCAAATGCCTTTAAACCACCTGCAGAAAATCCAACATTTCTCATACGAATATGTGTATCTGCTCCTCCACTACTATCAATAGTTGTTTCAAATTCGTTTGTATTAGCAACACCTGCGTTAACCTCAGCCAATGTCATCTGTTGACCTACAACAACTCTATCAGCACCTCTAATTTTTACTGTTCTAGTCCAATTATCTGAAGAAGGACTTAAATTCATTCTTCCCCTAAAAACAACAATAGTAAATGGGTTTACATTTTCAATTCTAGATGCAAATGGATTCTTAATCCAATCCTTTTCCTCATATTTAAGTGTAATTAAATCTCCTGTTTTTTGTGCATTAGAATCTAATAACTCAGGATTATCATTCCAATCTATAATTCCTGTATTGAGTGATGGATTTATTGCAAGTTCTGGTTTAAATGTATAAAAATCAAGAGGAACAATCATCTCGGAATTTTTTCTATCGATAGCCATATTGCAATCTGGATTATCTCTATCCAAACGTTTTGCATTATTAAAATCATCAACAAAGAAACCAGTCTTAAATCTATCACCAGTTGCATCCTTTACTTGAAATGATTTTATATCTAACTCCAATAATGATAATGATGTAGTTTCTTCTAAATTAGATACTCTTTCATCTAGTCTCCCAATATCTCTCATAGTATATCTCTTATTATCAACCATTGTAACATCTGCATCAGATGGATGATAAAGGTATGCGGGTAATTTCAATGTTGCAATATGCATTGAATCATCTAACAAAGATGGTTCGGAAGGAGTTATTGAAGAAACGCCTTTTGTTACACTAAATACACCACCTTTACCTAAAACTAATTTATCAATTCTAGGTAAATAAAAACTATAAGATAGTGAGGTAGAACTGTTTGGTGCAGGAACTCTTGTTGCTGTTGCTCCAGATGCACTATATTGTCTACTACTATCTGCAAAAGGTGATCTAACTGAACTTGTAAACTCTGATACTCTAGGTCTAAAATCGATAGTATCAGATGCTCTAATTCCATCTATAGATGGAATATCTTTAAGATATCTTTCACTATCATAAGAATTTACAGTAAATACATCTCCAGTATCACTAGATGGTATAGTATAATGATTATATACTATCGTTAATTTCTTAGATGGTCCTGAAGTATTTTTTCTTCTAACAATTCTAGAATAATCATAAAACTGTTCTTTTTGCCCTTTATTTAAAATGTAACTATCACTAATATCCAAATAAGTTCCAAGTTCTATACTTTGAATAATAGTGATAATATTTGATTCACTAAATGTTACTTCTTCACCTGCTTTAAATTTATTATCGTTTAAATAACAGATTTCAACATTATTTGCTCCACTTCTAGTAACTAATTGAGCAATTGCTTTAGATTCTGATCCTACAATTTTTTCTCCCAATATGGTATTTGTATCTAATCCTAAACCAGAAACAAATACTAACTTATCAAAAATTGGAGCATTAGCATCCTTAGATTCATACACTGCAACCACTTCGGAAACATCTGGAACATTCAAAGATATTTCTTCATCTTCCACACGCAATCCATAAAAATCATTCTGCGTCATTCCAGTAGATGATGTGGTTACACCAGATCTACATCTAGTTACATTAAGTTTAGTACTTCTAATAAATTGTTTATCTTTATTTGAAATTGAATTTTTTTCTAAAGTAACATTAACAGTACATTCTTTATTTTCTAAACCACTCAATTCAACTTGAGTAAAGTTGTTTATTAATTTAAATTGATCGGATGTTAAATCTTCAATACTACCATCAAAATAACTAACAGAATAATGTTGGGTATCAAAAGGAACAAAAAATGCACTACTTATCCCTGTAGGAATACTAAGTGTTAATGCACCACTAGAAGGAGTTACTGGTCCTATTTGTTCTGCTAAACCTAACGTTGAATTTGATAGACTAACATCAGAAACGTCTGTATTGTCTAAAGGAATATACAATCCTGCATTTTCATCATTAACTATTGCTGGTGCAGCAAGAGATGCAGTAACAGTACCAACACCAATACCACCCACACATACTCCACTTACATTTGAAACTGCTTCAAGTCCAACAGTTGCTCCATTATTACTGACAGATTTAACTCTATTAAATCTAGGAGATGCATCACCTTGAATTTGATATTTAATAATACTACCAATTTTAAGTGTTGAAAATTTAGCACCAGGAGAGGTTAAATTAGTTCCATCTACATTAATTTGTAGATTTTGACTATTATTTAATATTGGTCTATCTCTAAGTACGGTATCAGCAACAAAATCTGTAGAAAAACCAGTAAATGAAGAAGAATCTTGATATACAGATCTTATATCTTCTGCACCAAATGCACTTATAATTCCAATAGTTCTAGAATTTTCTTCCAATCCATTAATTAAAATCTGCTCACCAACAATAAATTTACCTGAAGTTTCTGATAATGTAATTGATGTACCAGCAGCATTCAAATTAACATAACCAGAAGCACCACTACTCTTACCCTTTATATAAGAAGTAGCAGGGCATTGGGATGCTGATAATGCTGAATTTAATGTTAATTGGGTATAAGTTTGAATATCATACAAATATAAATCCCATTCACTAGCAGCATCACTATAAGCAGAGTTTCTTAATCCACATGAATATACTCTTGCAGTTCCTATGCCTATTCCTGTTCCAGATGTTGTAGAATTTTTTCTCTGATCATGTAATGTTACTACATTAGAGTCATTATTGATACCAACCAATGGAGTTCCACTAACATTATTAACTCTCAATAGATTACCCATCTTAAATAAGATATTTCCAGACGATACAGTCTGCGTATCTCTAGGTTTATCTACATCTATTACACTAGATCCAACACTAACTACACGATGTCCTTTAACATATGCTTTTCCTGAAGATACCACAGTACAAAATGTATCTTCAGATGGTGTATTTCCATCCTGTGTAGATTCGTTTGATTGATATATTCCTTCATTTGATATATTATCATTTAAAGATTCGGACAATTCTACATCAAAATTATCTAATGAATAATTTCCAGATTCTTCAAAAGTTCTTTTTGAAAGATATTCATCTATTATAGAATATTGACTTGAATTAATTAATCTCTTTAGTTCACCATTCTCTACTCTAACTAATTCAATAAAACTAGTATCATTAAAATCTGTTAATGATTTTTTTGTTAAAGTTGTACTAATTTTTAATCTATCAGCACCTGGTGCTGCGTAATTAGAAAATCCTCTAGCATTATCATATAATGATGCATCATCTTTTGCAGTTACAATTGATTCTAATACATTAAATCCAACTCTATATGATGGTGTATTTGAATATGGATCTAAAACTACTGTATCATCAGTTACTTCTACAAAATTTCCTCTTATAAAATAAACTCCACTTCTAATTGATACAGAACTGCCTGTTGCTGCAGCATTTAATGATACTAAAGTAGCTACAGTATCTCCTATATCTATTGTAGTATTTCCGTAAACAACAGTTTCTTCTGCTATTAAAACTTCACCATCTAATAATTCTGATGATGAACTATTAGTTCCCCCAGTCTTATACTTTACAAATAAAGTTAAATCTGTAATATCAGTAGAATCTGATGGTAACTTATAATCAATAACTATTACTTTTATACCCGAATTCTGACCTTTAAGAATTTTTCCTTTTAATTCCTTAACATATAAAGAAACTGGTAATCCTAAATGTTCCGAATCTAACCTTATCGAATAGTATTCTGAATCATAATTAAGATTACCAGGTATAACCATAGCACCATCTTTAAAGATGTGTCTACCAAATTTTTCTATTTGATTTTGTGCTATAGATTGTAGAGATGTTAATTCTCTTGCTTGAACAGGTCTTCCTGGTCTAAATAAAACCTTATGAAAATTTTTATCATCACTGAAATCATCATAGTAAGGATTTATATTTAAATTAGTCTTTTGTGGCATTTTTTAGAATTCCAGAATGATTTTAACGTCTTCTTTTTGTCTTGGATCTCGGGTAACCAATTTCCTATTGTCTAGGTAGAGAACATCTCCCGACCCTTTATTTATCTCGGCAGAAGAAATACCATCATTGAATTCAACACCAAGATCTATAATCTTGTTTCCAGTTGGATTTGTAGTAACACCAGAGAATGATGTATTTATTCCTGCACTAAAACCACCACCAGATTTTTGTATCTGATCTGATGATAATGCTTGGAATTGGTATATCTTTCCAGTAGAAGGATTTGCCATAGAAGTAATCCCAGATTGATCTGTTTGATCACCAGTAGACTGATTAAAATACAAAGATCTATCTTGATAATACTTCAATACTGCTACCTTAGGATTTGCTGATATTTCATCATATGAAACAACATATCCTTTTGCTTCACCAATTTTACTTCCATCTTGCTTAATATCTTGGAAAATTATATCTCCAACAGAAATAGTACCAGATGTAGAATTTAATAATACTGAAGATACTGAAGAGAATTGATTTTCAGTAAATACTTGAGTTGATCCTATAGATGTTGGATTTTTTACTATTCCAATTTGTGCAAATTTTGTATCTATTGGAAAATCCTTTGTAGAATCATCAAATCTTGAATAAATCAAAACTTTATCTGCACCCAATTCCTTATATAAATCACTACCATGTCCTTTTGCAGGAGGAATAATAGGTATTAATTTTGCAGGTGTATTTGCTTGAATAGCACCTGTGGATATTCCAGATAAATCAACCATACCATAACTATATCCTTTACCACCAGCAGAAACCGTAATATTGGATATTTTTGTTTGATTAATATCAACAACAACTTTAGCCCCTTCACCATCCCCTACAATATTAAATTCACCACCATTTCCATTATAACCATTACCTGGATTATCAATGTATACAGTTTTAATTTGATTATTATTTAAAGTAGAATCTCCATTTTCTCTAACATTTTGTATTTGAGTTTCTGTTGAAGATTCCCAATCATTTGGTAAAGGTACATACTCAGTTGAATCAAATTTTATAATATCACTTGGATTGACAGAGAACAAATATTTCCAAACATAACCATCATCAGTGGCACCTGATGCCCTAGTAGGTTCTAAACTTGTAAATAATGGTTCATTATTAGAAGGTTTACCTTGAGTATTTGCAACACCAGTAGATCCATTCTCAATACAAGTATAAACTCTAAAATCCTTGTTTATTACAAAATAATTAGCATCGTATAATCTAGTAGCACCTGTTAATGGAGCTTGCTTTCCAGTAGCACTACTATAATCATGTCGATATATTTCATACTTAGTTCCTTGAGTCCAAGTTAACTTTTTAACAACCCGTCTAATATTATCACTTGTAATTTTTCTACCAAAAATCATAGTGTCACCAACATGGTGTTCATAATTAAAATTATCAACAGGATTTAAAGGAGACGCATTCCAAGTATTATTATCGTATGCTCTACCATATGCACTATTACCTATTCCTGGATTTGTCAATCCAACAAAAACATAATAGGAATTCTGAGTGTTATTTACATCACCCAGAAAATTACTTGCATTCGCAATTCTGAATTGATCTGTTACAATAGCAGCCATATCATCTAGCTTTTTTCTATATTTATACTATTTTTTGAAGTGTACATAATATTAGGCGGTATCTTTAGATTCAAGTGCTCCAGTATCCCTAATACCAGCATTCCTTCTTTGTATATATGGGAAGGTAGATAACCCACTATCAACAGTCAATCCACTAACTCCAATAGCAATTGGGTTAGCAGAAGATCTTGTTGTTATTCCAGTTATTGTACCCCATGAGAAAGATCCAAGTTTTCCAGCACTATCATAAGTATTAATACCAGTAACAGGTGAACCAGGATCTACATTTGCAATAAATTCACATCTATTTCCAGAACCAGGATTAGTCACAGAATTAACTCTATAGATATTATCTAAGAAAGTAGTACCAATTCCAACAACTGCACCATCATCATATATTGACGTTACTCCAGAACCAACATTAGTATTAAATATGACTATTGGATGTCCTGTTTTTAATGTAGCAACTACTTCACCAGCAACCCTTTCAACAAAGAATTTTAATGCAAGAGGATTACTTCCTGTACCAGTTGTTGTTGATATTCCAGTAATTATTCCAGAGAATCCACCTAAACCACTAATTCCTCTAACTTCTTCAAACTTAAATGATGGAAGAGGTGCTAATACTTGAGGTGGATTTGATTCACTATATCCTCTTCCAGGATTTGTAACATCAACTGATGATATAGAACCATCAGTAATATTTGCAGTTCCAAGGGCAATAGGATCAACACCAACTCCTGATAAACCAGATGGTGGTAATCCAATTGAAACCGAAGTTGTTGCTCCAACATAACCTAAACCACCATCAACAACTGAAATAGAACTAACAGTACCAGCAGCAGACACAACAGCAGTTAGAGAAGCAGCAACAGGGTCTACAGGGTCTATAACAAATGCATTTATGCTAAGAGGAGTATCTCCTTCATAATTAAATAAATCGGTAGAATCAACAAAGAAAGTAGTATCCGTTATTGAAAAATCAGAAATTATTCCAGCATTAGGAAATATTAGAGGTTCAATTGATGCTCTGGATTTATAAACCACCTCACCACCAATGATTTTATCAGTTTTTTGTTTAGTCCATTTTATTGGATTTGCTGGTTTATCAACATCTATACCTAAACCATAATATAAATTTGTTTCAATAGTATCTGATGTTGTTATTCCTACAATAACTCTTTCATCCTGTGTAATACTTTCAGAACCAGTAATATTCTTAACATCATTTTTTATTATTTGTACATTATCACCAGATTTTATAGTTTCTGGTACATCAACATAAACACTATCTTCACCATTTGTCCCTTTATAGAAGAAAATAGATAAATTATCTTCTGGATCTGGAGCTTCTGTAAATAATATTGATGTTCCTCCACCAAAATTATAAGATTCACCTGGAACTTGGACAACTCCATTAACAAAAATTAATAAACAAGAATCTAAATCAATTTCTTGAGAATCTTTATCAGATGGATCGGTTTGGAATGATACCAATTCAGTATTATAATAAAGAGGAAATCTTCTTCTAATACCATTCTGTAAAGGTTTAACAGAATCAATATAATCAAAATCACCAACATTCCAACATGCAAATTTATCAGTAAATATTTCATTAACTGTTAATTTAAAATCAGTAACTAATGATGAATAATATCTACTAGTTACTAATCCAGTAGGTCTAAATACATCCCCTTCCTCAAAAGCATAACCTGTTCTACTAATTTTATAACTTTGAACCGCATGTGCAACAGAACCTATACCAGTTGTCTGAGATGCACCAACTTCAACATCTATTAATAATGCATTTCCAGTATCTGTAGTCTGTCCAATACCACGTCTAGATATACCTTCTATTGGCATATTTTGATAGAATGGTGTAGGGCATTGAACTATTGGATTAACATATCCACTTCCACCTTCCACAACATTAAATGATAATGCTCCACCAGTCCCATGAGGTGATTTACCAACATTTATTGTAAATTTAGTAGTACTTAAGACTTCTTCTACACCTAAAACTGCATTATAAGCAGGATCAGAACCACCAGTAACTTTTGATACTCTAGGATAATAATGATTTGATACATGATTATCTTGGGCACAAGTAAAGTTTAATCCACCAGTAATAATTCCAACAGTGTTATTTGCTTTTTGTATTCCACTCGCTGCTGCTGATACAAAATTGTGTGTTGTTACATTTGTGGATGGTATAGTATCTAAAACTTGTATTTCAAACATTTGTAAGGTGGTATTACCAATTGCCACCCACTTATTATAAATTGGATCTCCAACTCTTGGATAATAATGATTAGAAGTATAATTATCTTTATCACATGTAAATGTTAAAGAATTTTTAGCAAGTTTAACATAATCACCAGTAACAAAATTATGATTATTTACTGTTGTTAAAGTCATAATACCCGAATGTGGGTTATACTTAGCATTTGTTGCTGTTTGGAATCCAGATGCTACTAATCCATGTGCACCTGTAGTAGTAATTGTCAATATCCCTACTAATGGATTATATTCAGTACCAGTTGTTGCTGTAAGAGCACCACCACCTCCAATAGTAATAGAACCAACTCCAGAATTTACAAATCTATGCTCATTAAAATCAATAACTTGAGCAGTAATACTTGCTCCAGCACCAGCACCACCACCAGGACCAACATTAACTGAAATAGTGTCAACAGTTGTTGCTCCAATTGATATGGAAATATCATGTGCAGGATCTGTTGTACGTGGATAATTATGATTAGTTGTAAAATTATCTTTAGAACAAGTAAAGACTATTGAGTTAGTTGCAATACCAACAGTATTTGCTGTTGTTAATCCATGAGAAGGTATAGTTAGAATTAAAGTACCAGTAGATGATTCATATGTTGCATTTGTAGGTGTAAGAGAAGAACCAACATTTGGTGTTATTGATGCATCATCTGCAGATACAAATCTATGTTCATAAGATTCATCAACTATACCAATTCTAATAATACCTGAACCATCTGTACTTAATCCTGCAGTATATCCAGAACCATGCATATCAAGAGTACCTAATCCAACGGATGCAATTGATTTGCCAGTACCAATAATTGCAGTAACCGCAGCACCTGCTAATGGTGCAATACCAATTCCACCACTTGAACCAATAGATATTATTTGTCCAGATCTTGGTAATTGATTTTGATTAACGTCAATATCACTAATAATTATTGAACCATTATCTGAAGTAATTCCTGTATAAACAATACTAGAAATACCAGCAGTACTCTTATCAAAGAAATAATTAAAATTTGAATTATTTTCAGTAGTTGGTGGTTGGAAAATACCATTAATAGTCATTAAAGTACTTCCAGTTTGTACTCCAGTTGTATTTGCACCACTAACTTGCATAGTAAAGGTTCTTCCAATTCCAGTAAAATTCTCTGAAATATCATCAAATATTTCATTAGTTGAATAATTTTTTCTTAAATATGCTCTTCCACTAAAGTTAGAATTAACGGGAGGTAAATTAGACTTATCCAATTCATTTGAATTATTACCATGTGGTGTGCCAGCAAAATAGAGGTTTTGCCCAACAATATTATAAGCACCTTGATATAATCTAACCTCTGTTCCATCAACATGTATTGTTGCTGTACTTCCAACAAATCCCCTTTCAACTTCAACAAGATTAAATGATCCAGATTCACCTATAGGACCAAGACTTGTAGTTCCAAGTCCAACATTAACAATCTTAATATACTCATCATCAATCCTTACAATACTATCATTAGAAATTGTACCAATACCTGTAAGACTCAATAAAGTAGTAGAGATAGATACTTGTCCAGATATGTTATCAAAAAGAGTTGTTTTAATAGGAGTCCATGTTAATGGTGTTTGAATAATGTTATCTAAGACAATTAAACTCTTTTCAAGTTTTTTACTCATTTCAAATAGATGATAATTACCAGTTCCTACTGTATTGAAAGTTGTTGCTGCTCCGCCCAAAGAAGTTGAAATAAAGAATGAATCCTTATCATTTTCAACAATGTATACAGTTGATGGTAAACCATTACCATCACTCATAACAATAGAAGAGAATCCAACACTATCATATGATGATCCAGGTGTATAAAGTATTTCTTCATTATTGCTAAAGAAATGAGATGGAATTGTGAATAATCCAGTTGCTAAATTTAAATTAATAACAGGTTCAAAATATTTTCCAAAAATAGGCACATCTTTATATTTTAAAACAAATTCATCTATATTACCTGAAGTATTGTTTGTTCCTTTATATTCTAATGTTGATACAGATTCAATAGAAGAACCATATTCTAAATCTGGTGGAATATTAAGACTATCAAGTTTTTTATTAATAACTTCATTATAACTTTGAACCTCAATATTTCCAGAGACTGAAGAATCTGGATGGAATATTAAATTTAAATTAGACCCATTAAATTCAGATGAGAAGGTTCCAATTCCAGAAGAACTGCCAATAGATATGAATGGATATTGTAAAGTAAAGGTATTTTGTGTATTATGTGCAAATAATACCTGATGAATTGCACTAGTTTCCCCTATAGAAACTCTAACAAGACTTTTAACTGCAGTATCTTTTGCTGTACTAAATCCTGCTACAGTAGAAGCAGATGAAACATTTGCATATTGAGATTCCAATCTTACAGTATTTTCAGATCCAGCTGGTTGAGTACTTTTCTTAAATCTATAAGTTCCTATTCCAACAGAAGTAGTTCCAAACCCAACAATTCTTGACTGGAGTACTATTTCATTACCACTAGTATTTTCGTAATTTAATAATAAATTATTTGATGAATCAATATTTGAAGTAAATGTTCCTATAGCATTTGTTGTATTGCTTTCTAATTGATAATTTGCAATATATGAATTTGTACCATCATGTGTAACATATACATCAACAATATTAGTTTCTTGAGACGTATTATCTTGCAATTCAACTGATGCAAAATATGATTCTGTAAAAGATTTTCCAACAGAAATTAAAGTAACAGTAGTTCCAACACCAACTGTTTGATTTATTGATGTTAAATCTGTAAATCCAAAAGAAGTAGTACCTACTCCAGAAACACTATTAAAAGTATTTTCAAATACTTTAATCTCAAGATCTATATTTTGAGTATCTACTGGTGTAAATAGCAAACTATATTCATCTTTATTATTTTTATTTCCAATAACACTTACAAGACTATCATCATCGTCAATAGAAGAATCTGATAAAGCACCTTTTTGTATTGTATAAACATCTTTAGTGAAGTAATCTATATTAACAACTAATTCTTCAACTTGTATTTTATTATTTTGAGGATTTCTTGTTTGAATCAAATATCTACCATAAGGAGAAGTTATTTGTAACTTACCATCACTAACTGCATTATTAGTAGTATTAGAGAATAAATTACTAATATTATCAACTTTTAATACCCTATTAGTTTTACATTCAAAATAATCAGACAATATTCTATTTTCAAATCTAATATATCTCGATCTTTCTGGATTCGAAATAATATCTACATCAGTAACAACATCAAAATTATTGATACTATCTACTCTATTTTCTGATTGTAAATCACGAGTTATTGTAGTTGCATCAATACTATTAATACCAATTGCTTTTGGGGCAGAAGTAATTCCAGTATCGGCAAAATTCTTTAATCCAGTTGTATGAACTAGACGATTTACAGAACTAATTAATTCTTTAAATTCTACTGGACTCTGAATAGTATATGATAATGACTGATAATAATCATTATCTGGTAATACTTGATAATCTTCATTTAATTTACCAATTTCATCAATCCATCCCTTATTTTGTTTGGATGAATAATCTACCTCAAATACACCACTATTATAATGAATTTCATTAATAGTTGCTAAAATACCACTTACATATCCTCTAAGTCTATCATTTTTATACAAGTCCCTATTTCCAGATATCTTAATATAATCATTTCCAACTTTATCAATATAAAGATTTAAATCAGACCATTCGTTACCATTCCAAACCAATACTTTTTCACCTTCTATGAATAATCCTTGTTTTTGTATAACATCAAATTTAGGATATTTCTTATAATTTACAACAGAAGCATAAGTTTGAGTTGTTTTTGCCAATCCAGGATTTGTAGATATTCCACTTAGATTAAATGTTATCTTAAATGGATTTTTAGGTGAACCAATTTTAGTAACTTCATAGAATCTATATCCAACTGATGCAGAATTAAAAGTATCACCATATTCATTCTCTATTCCTTCTACAAATACTAAATCACCAACTTCAAATGGATCTTCACTAAATCCACCTAAAGGAGTTGCTAAAGTACATGTTACAATACCTGAGTAAGTGTCAGTAACAACGGTTCCACCTATTGTCACATTGTTAACTCTAATCCCATTAGCATTATCAACAGCGTAAACTTCACTAACATCTAATCCTTTAGTAGGAACAATAATATTAATATCTACAATGGAAGATCCATTTACAACTGCCTGTAAAACACCATTATCAATAACTTCTCTACTAATACTATCAACTACAACTAAATTTGGTGGTATTTCATACCCAAATCCACCATCATTAATAGTTAACTCACCAACAACATCATAATTTCTTAAAGATATAACAGGTGATAATCTTGCTGTTGGTCTTAAAGTTTTATCAGAAGGATATTCAAATCCAACATTAGCAATTCTAACACCATCAACTTTATTTGCCAATTCGGATGTTGGTAAAATACTAGCATTAACACCTTCACTAGAAGCAATACTAATAAATTGAGGTAATTCTTTATATCCAATACCACCAAAATTAATTCCAACCTCACCAACACCACCTGATGCAGTATCTGAATTTGTATTATATGTTAAAGTTCCTATACCACTATTTTCAACATTTATATACTCATAAGAAAGAGATTCTGGATTTCTATTTAAGAATATACTGAACGTAGTTTCACCTACTCCAGAAATAACATATTCTCCACTATAAGTGCTATCAGTATAGAAAATTTCAGATCTATTTGTAACATCACTATCAGATGTACTAATATAACCAGCCTTTTCAATATTGTAATATAATTTCTGAGGATTGTTAATATCATAATTTACTGTTACAGTTGCATCTGCTCCAGAACCAATAACACCATCTCTTGTTATTGTAAAAGTATTAGTCTGTCCTGTAGATACAAATCTATTATTGAAATTACTGTCATAATAAAAATTAATATCATAAGCACCTAAAGACGTGTCTGATACATCAAAAACAAGATTATTATTATTAATGATGGGTATTGGTGGGTTAATTAATGATAATTCCTGCGTAGAACCGCCTGTAGACGCTAAACTTACGACACTGGGAGGATTCTTAGTAGAGTCATTAAGAGTCTCTGTTAATTGAATATTATTATCATCTATTCTATAAACAAAATAACCATCAGTAGTTAATCCACTAACATTATCATTAGAATCATAAAATACTTTATTACCCGTCTCAAATCCATGAGAACTTAAAGTAATTACATTAGTTTCAGTATTAATTCCAGTTGAACTAAATCCTAACGTATTAATTAATAAAATATCCTTAATTTGATTATATTTAAGTCTAACTGCAGTTGATGTTCCAATACCAACAGATTTATTAGGAGTAATACTCAAATTAATAATATCACCATTTGATAAACCATGTGATGTTGATACAGAAACTGTAGATAAGGCTTTTATAACTGTTCCAGTTACTTGTGAGAAATTAGATTCTAAAGAATAATCATAATAATTGCTACCATTATTCAAGAAATATAAACCATCTGATGAAGTTGTTAATCCAACATGAGTTACAATGCCAATAAAATTACTAGATTTATTAATTGCAAATAATGTATCATTAGCATCAATATTAAATCCACCACTAATTGTTCCATCTGTAGAAACACCAATAACAGATCCTGATCCTCTCTTAAATGTTAATTGTTGATTTGTTTTAAATGGATGATTTGGTAAATATATGCTTTGTGCAGGAATAGAGATTGTATCCGTTACACCACTAACAGTAACATCCACTGCACTAGATATTCCAGAAATAGTTCCAACACCTATAGATTGGAATGGATTAAAGTAGATAATATCATCTATCTTTGAATCAAATTTAGGAATATCTAATGGAATTGATAAGAAACTAGGTATCAAACTAACTCTAGATGAAATAGTATGTGCTGTACCAGTAACACCTCTTAATACCCTTAATACCTTCTTATCATTAAATTTATTAAGAACAAGTAATTTTTCAGTTCCAATTCCAATACTACTACCAATAGATATAAAATCAATATTGGATACAACAATATCGGCAACAGTTCCTGCAGTTGCATTTGAAGGAATTTCAGAATAAACAAAAGATTTATCAGTAGATACTCCGATTTTGTGCGATCCAGTAAGATATTTTATTGATGTTGATAATCCAGATACAATAATTTGATCATTATTATTTAATTCGTGGGAAGTAGAAATATATGCTGATACCCCATTATCATGCCAAGTAAAACTTACATTTTCATACTTTATATAATTTGTATTAATATCTACTATAGTTTTTCCCTCTAATGACTTAACATAAGCATTTAACCCATTACCCTCTGTTCCATCATTATCAAATATTAAATTATCGTTTACTTTATAAGATTCTCCTGAAGTAACAATATCAAATCCATCAACAGATCCTGGAGTTACTGATTCAACAATAGATTCTTGATTTGTTAATTCATATGACTCTATAAAGAAATCATTGCCAGCAAATTCATCTCCAACTTTATATGGGAATGTATTTCTAACCAAATTTGAATTATTAAAATCAAATAAGTCTTGATTTATCGTAAATTTTTCTTCTAAAGTTACTGGTTCAGATCTATAACTATCACCAATAAAATATGGGAAAGTTGGTTTTAATTTTCCAAAAGAAGTTGATACTCCAACAAAATATGCATATGTTCCATTTGGGTATTCTGGAGTACGACAAAATCTACCATTATGTTCATCTAAATTTCCAATATTAGTATAAACATAATCATCTACAAAGAACCCTGCCTCAAAATCACTTTCTAATGGTCTATCAGTTACTTTTGAAGTGTCTAAAACATATCCCGTTTTTAAAATAGTTAAATCAGTTCTTTGATATGCATCACTATAACCTTTAGGTCCATATATTGGATTTCCATCATATGCCCATCCAATAATTGGAGAATGGGATATACCATTATCATCAAAATGATTTTTTCCAATATCTGTTGAATAACCTACAACAGAATATCTTAGTTTATTTAAAGATTCTAATAATATTTCATCACCATAACGTTTTAAATTGTTTATAGGTAATTTTCTAACATTAAAGGCAAAAACTGCATTTCGTCCAGCAGATTTAACTTTAATAGTAGTGTTATTTTCAGTATAATTTGCCCCACCATTAATTATTATTACATCAGTTAACTGATTATTTGTAATAACTGGTCTTAATTCTGCACCGACACCATCACCTTCAATTTCTAAATCAGGAACTGAATGATATTCAGTACCTAAAGCACCAACATTAATACTTACAATCTTACCATTTAAAACTACTGGAAATACTTCTGCATTTTTTCCAGATTTTAATGATAAAATTGGTTTATTTTCAAAATTTATAATACTAGAACCATATCCAGTACCAGATTCATACATATATGCATTTGATATATTTCCACGAACTACAGGAGTTGATGTTAAAGTTCTTGATGGGAATATAATATTATCTGTAGAATCTGATGATATTCCAGAATATTCAACACTAACTGTTAATTTAATATCTGGATATTTGAATAGATGATATCCAGCACCTATAGAACTTAATCCAACATATTTTTTTCTATTATAATCAATTGTTATTGTTCCACCAACACCAGCATTAGATAATCTAAAAGAATTGTCATTAAGTTTTAAAACTTTATACTGAATTGATGACGATAAATCTGGTATTGCTACAGATGTATTTGAATATACAACATTATCACCATCTAAAAATCCATGATCTTCATAATTAATAGTTGAATTAAATGTACTAATACCTGTTGGTTTCACATAAAGTTTCTTATTTGCATAAGATTTACCAGATTCAATTATTTTAATTGAATCTAAAGTATTTTTTGCTTTATAAAGTCTTATTATATGCTCTCCACCTGGTAATCCAGTATTAAAACCTACAGTATTGATTCCCGATGTATAATCAGAAAAAGATTTATATAATCTAATACTTGTTAATCCAACTACTTCTGGATAGTAAATTACATTGTCGTCTAAAGTTTCATCAGTTAAAGCATTAGATGTAGTTGTTGTTATTCCTATTGGTTGGTATCCATTGCGATTATAAACAACAGCTTGTCCATTCTTTAAATTATGATTACCTTTAAAAACAATTGTTTCATTATTATAATCAATACCATATGTGCTAATACCATTAGTTGCATTAATACCTGCAAATAGAACTTCTCTATATCTTTTCTTAATAATCGGTTTTAAAATAGCACCTGTACCATTACCACCAGTAAATTTTACAGAAGTTATATTCTCAATATCATAATCTTGAGGATCAACAAAAATATTCTTAATATTTCCACTAACAACTGGTTGAACTAATGCCGTTAATCCTATTCCAGCAGCGATTTCAATAGAGGGTGGATTAATAACATCATATTCTATTCCAGGATTTAATACATCAAAATCTTCTAAAGGTCCATAAAAGATATTATCAATTGATTTATAATTTTCAATTTCAACTCCATTAATCATCATTCCAATAGATCCAGGAGTAGTTTTTACATTATTACCTGTTTTTAAATTTGGATTTATTGGTAACTTTCTTAATAATTTTTGATTTCCCAATTCACCATCTAAATGTCGTAATAATGTAAATGTATGAATGGTTTGTGTATCTACTGGTAAACTAAATTCAGTAACATCATTAGATGCAATGAAAGATGGAGCCAAATATAACTTAATTTGGTTTTTTAATTCTTGTACTTCAACATAATAGGTACCTTCAGATAATCCAAATAGTGAAGTTGTAGTTGGTTTATAGTAAACTTCATCCCCTGTTATAAAAGGAACATCTGAAGAAAATGATATTATTGAATATTTGTTAGTTACTGTATTATATCCTTGAATAGTACTACTATTAAGTTCACTAATAGATGTTTGTGCTATTCCAACTTTAATATCATAAGAAGGTAATGAATTAGAAGCAACATAAATGTTTTCATTTAATTCATTATATACATTTTGAATATCACTTATTATATTATTATTTCCATATTGAATAGGAACACCAGAACTTGTAGACTTATTTAAAATTCTTCTTATATCATATGATTTAGTTAATACAGGTATAAAACTATTTCCTATACCAATAGAATTATTTGTTTGTAAAGAAGTTACTTTTGTTGAAAGAACAACATTTTGACCTGTAGAAAAATTACCAACTCTCTCTAAAACTTCAATATTATCACCAACTTTTAAACTAGATCTATCAATTTTAGAAAAAAGAATAAGAGTTGTTCCACCAGTGTCCTGATTTACAGTAGATATTTGGTATCTTGAAGAAGTATTATATACCCAAGAATTTGCATTAACTTGTTTTTTAGTAGATATAATTCCATCTACATGTTCAATTTTCTCTCCAAGATTTTTAACATATATTTTTTCACCCTCTACAGATAATTTATTACTATCAGTAGAAACGAAATCTGCTAAAACACCTGTTATTCTTAATTCAACTTTCTTTGAAGTATCTCCACCTTCATATCCAAAAATAGTTTCATCAGAACGTAGATTATCTGTGCTATGAATATCTTCTCGTATACCTTCACAATCTAAAAACTGATTTATAGTTTTTCCCGAATATGTAATAGATGTATTAAGACCAGAATGAATTAGTGTGCCTGTAGTACTAAATCCAATAGTGGAATCTACTGCAATTACAGAAGATCCCGCAGGTGTAAGTCCAATAACTTTTGTTTTACCTGGAATTGTAAATGTTCCAGTAATTGCCTCCTCATCATCATATCCAACAAATATATCCAGACTAAAATATTCTGAAGTTGTTGAACCAGAACCTAAAGTGTTAAGAATACCACCACTAACCTTTTCAACTTCAGATACAGATGCAGTAGAAGTAGAATCATCAGACTTTACTACCGTTTGACCTTCTAACTTTATAGGGTTACCCGATAATTGTTCAGCAACAATAATTTCACGTCTAAGATACCTTGCAGAAGATGGTTTTATCAAATATTCTTCAAGATCAATAATTTTAGGATTTACGCCATATAAAACATTAAAAAGTATTCTAAACGATTCTTCAGTACCCTTTGACTCATAAAAACTTCTTGCTTCCTTTAAAAAGTTACCAACATTTAAATTTGGAACAAAATCAACATTTTCTAATCCTGGAGTTAATGTATATTTAAGTTTTTTGTAAAATTGCTTTAAAAATAAGGTACTTAAATTAGTTATTATTGCATTTTCAGCATGTGATTGTGAAGCAGAATCACTGAATATTAATTCACCAGTATTATTACTTGAATAATATGATGTAATACCACTAAATCCACGTTCACATTCAAGGAAACTATCTGTAGTTATTCCTTTGTAGGTTATAACCTCATCACCTATTTTTAATAATCCATACTTATCAGGAAAACCTTTTGTACTGTTAACACTTATTGTTGTATCATTAGTACTAATTCCTACCTTAAGAATAGTTGAATCAACAACCACTTCAGGTGTTAAATTATCTAATTTTAAATATTGATCTAAATTATCACTTATATCAACAGGACCACCAGTATATTCTTGTGAAATATAATATTGCTTTAGAAATTCAGAAAATTTATTAACTCCATCAGATGTAACACCCTCAGATAATAAAAATTCTGGAATTTGATTTTCAACAATTTGTTGAATTTGTACTTTCTTATTAATTCCAGTAGTTATCATATTATCCTCTTGTTAATACTCCATTTGTATAGCTTGACGTAACTTTAAATCCTACGCCTGATATTTGTTGACCCGATGTAATAGTGTCATTTACCATATTTATTGAACTATCAGAGATGCTAAATTGCAAATATAAATCTTGAAGACCTATAACATCATTTGACTCTGGGAATGCCTGAATTTCTATGATATTATTTGGTTTTTCAGTTGAAGTTATATTTACTGTAGTAAGTGTAATTTCACCTTTGATGTAATCTACTGTTCCTGCTGATTGAACAATGGTTATGATGGATTCATTAACAGGATCTTTCTTTACAATAGATACTTTACCTTTTAATTTGTCAGCATTTGGGGTATCAGTCAAATATACAGTATCATTACTTCCAGATATTGTGAATCCAGTACTCTTAATATTAAGTCCATCTGGTTTAACATTAAATTGATTTCCAAAGCAAAGTTCATATTGAGCAAACTGATTAATCAATGCATTCAAGTTTCTCCTAATCCTTACTCTTGTTATATTTGAAGTTATAGCAGTATCAATACCATCAATAACACTTAACACCTTACTATACTTAAATCTTCCACCAAATTTGTTAATATCGATAGATTTTGAGTAAATTGATAGTCCATTAACAACATCGGTATTCAAATTATTAACATTATTGACTTGAGATTTATTATAATAGATATAAGACTCTAGTTCGATGTAAAGTACCTTCAAATCAATGATTTTTTGGTTAATTCCAGTCAAAGAATAGTCTTTTAAGTTGGAAAGTATCTGCTGTTTATCAAAATCTGAGACAAATTCACCATTTTTTGGTTTTATTGTTATAAAAACTGTACCAAATTGTGGTGGATCAAGTTCTTCACCCCCAACAACCGAAACACTCTCCGTATTTGGGTAAATTTGTTGAACAATTGTCTCATAATCTCTTGATGTTACTGCTCTATACTGTGAAGAATAGAGTCTAGGAGCAAAATATTTAATAGAATCTAAAGTTTCTATCTCACCACCGTTACTTGCACTAGTAATAGTGTTTATTTCAATAGTATTTGTTGGAGAAATGACTATTCCTTCAGGAGAAGACTCTAAACTACCCGAAAATATGAAATTTGCAGCACCATTTCCTTCTTCACCATCAGTAACTATGTAAGTAACAGTAATTATTGTGCCATTTTCTAGTTTTTTACCAAAAATACCATCACCAAACAGCAATTCATACCTTTCATCTTGTACTTCTTGTATCAAATATGTCTCAGAAGTAGAATCTATGTTTAAAATATTGTCAATTTTACTATATTGTCTTCCTTTTCCAGCATCACTTATCCCTTTTACATAAACATTAATAGTAGAAGTGTCAATATATGAGTTATTTAATATAAATCTTTGATCTAATGAACCATCAACAGTAAATGTCTTTGTTAAATACGTTCCTTGATATAGAGTTATCGGACTAGTAGAACTTCCAAAGGTTGCATTTCCCCCAACAATAGGAGTTTGAATATCTTCTGGAGTTGAAAATACATATGTAGTGTCTTCTTTTACTCCAGTACACACTAGACCTGCCTTTAAAACTGCTGCAGCACTATCAGAAGTGGTATTAGCAGTAAATGTAACATTTGCTTTTGCAGCAGTCCTAGAGCGTGGTACGTAACCAATAGATCTTGCTAATGAAACTACGTTTTCTCTTACAGTTGCTGAATCTAAGAAAGATTCATTCACAATCATATTTGAATTAAACGCAGTAATATAGGTATTATATGCTAGGGTATCAATTAAAACGGAAAAATTAGAACCTTCAAAATCAAAATCCGTGAATGTGGAATTTGCACGAAGATAATCTTTAATCGACGTTTTTATTTGATCGTAATCTAAATTAGCGAATTTTGTAAAGGGCATATTATCTTGTGGCTTCTAGCATAAACGTAAATGATTGTGTAGGAAACTGTTGCCCTATGATGTCAAAATATACATTAACTTCAAATTCATTATCATCAGGTCTTGGAAATACTTCAACTTGTAAGTTTTCAACTCTAGGTTCAAAGTTAGTAACAGTTGTTTCAATTTGTCTTTGAATTGTTGAAGCAGTACCAAAATCCACAAAATCAAAAAGACTAGCATTAACATCAGATCCTAGAATAGAATTAAAAAATCTTTCTCCAGGAATTGTTTGAACTAGGTTTCTTACAGACTTTTTAACTGCATTTGCATCTTTAAGAACTGTAAGGTCTTTCGTAACGGGGTGAGCATTAAAGGACAGACTAATATCTTTAAATGATCTAGATATCCTTGTCTTCATTTTATCGTAAACAGTTTTCTATATTTTATTTATACCAATTTTTAAGAATTAATAAAAAAACGCCCCCGAAGGAGCGTTTTCAATCTATTTTCCCTGTCCTCTATACTTTTTACGAGACGAGTTACGGGAGGTGGAAGTGTATTTTGTATGTTTTCCGTTTCCTTGTCGAGTCTTTTTCGGAGTCGATTCAAGTTCAACATTACCCCATGCACCAGTTTTAGATTTTGCCATAATTTACCAAGGTTTTCCGTTTAATGTTTTCTTTGCTAATTTATCTGTAAAATAAGTTTCTATGTTATTACATATTGTTGTTCCAAGTCCTGCCTGTGCCCATCCAATCACAGTTGCCTCATTGAGACTATCATATGCCACTAATGTATCAGGACGATCTAAACCTACCTTTGTATTTGTTGATGCTGTATTAGAGGCATCAGCATTATCAACTGCACTAATGTTTACAAAGAGTTCATAAACATATCCATCAGCAGATTCTCTATGCATATTTGTGATTGTCCAAGTTGTTGTATGAGCCATTAGTTTTCGTCCTTCTGTATTTGTGTGATAATTTCTTGAGGATTTGGTATACCAGTCTGATAAAATTCTATTGACAGATCTTCCATTCTTTCAAAGTATTCTATTTCACCTAAGTCTGAAAATAAAACTTTATCTTTATAGACTATAGTATATCTAGGTTTCATTGAAACTTAAATAACCCTTGTTTTCTCATGCCCAACCCTTACACGAGGATCGCACCAGATTTCAAAACCTGCTTCGATTGCATCAAGACAGAAAGAAACGTCCTCACCGCACATATCTTGCACTTCCCCTGATTCGAAAACTTGCATCTTGGGTGCGAACCATGGATACTTCATTTCATCATGCTCGAAGACTCCATTTTTAATAAGAAGCCAACCGAAACCTGTATAATCTACTGTGAATGGTTTTTTACGCTTGGATATACTTTCGACAGTTTCGTGATTCATCACTCCACCGTTGTTACGAAAATCATCCTCTTCTAACCAATGTGCTACAGAAGTAGTCTTACCATCTTCGGTAGCATACCAACCACCAGCGATATCCTTTTCCATTAATACTAATTGCCAAAACTTTTCAGTATTAAAAACAATGTCAGAGTCAATCCATAATTGCCAATCATATTTGAGTTTTCCATCCCATGGTAACTGATCTGGACCTCTGAGAACATTTGCACCAAGACACTTACATCTTGCAAAGTTCACCATGGAACTATAATCTTGTGAAATTTGTATACTTGCACCTGCTTGTACTAAATCAAAACATAATTGTACAAATGCTTTTAAGTAGGTGTAAGAAACACCTCTACCTGGTAAACAAAATACAATTGCTTTTCCTTTTACAATCTCCTTTGCTTTATCATAATCCCATTCAGGGGTTTTTGTTTTCGCAGGAGTAGGGGTTTTTGCTTTTACTGTAAATCCTTTAGACATAACCTAATTACTTGTATTCATATCATACTCTATTATCTATACTTTGTCAATATGATGCATCGACCATCTCAGGTTCGTTTAACTTTTCATATGTTAAATCTTCTGTAAAATACGACTTGTATATCCGTCTCCATATTATATTAAACTCCCACTCAGTTAAATCTTTAAACAAACAGTTGTTCTGTAAGTATATGTGATAAGTTGGATTAGTCATCTTTCTCCGTGAGAATAATCTCACCTTTATCTATGCTCCACTTTAACACAAGATCTTCATACCAGTCAAGTTCATTGATTACTTCTTCAGGTATTGTCACATGATATCTGTCAGTTACTGGATCGATCTCTATGCTGCTAAAAATATCATCGAAATTTTTTTTCATATTATATGAACCCTGTGGTCGTTT